AACACGAGGATTTTATAAGGAAAATTGTGTTGTGCATGCCTATGGCGACGACTTTATTTGCACTGTTTCAGATCAATGTTCATGGTTCAATGGTGAGACCATTCCACCAATTTTGGAAGTATGTGGCGTGAAGGCTACAGCACCTGATAAGAGTGAGTGCAAGAAGTTTTTACCTTTGGAAGACTTGACATTTTTGACGCGCTCTTTTGTAAGGAATACCATGGGTGGTAGTGAACTGTTGTTTGTGGGCCCCTTGCCTAAATGGTTGTTGGAGGAAATACCAATGTGGTTACATAAGGGAGCTGAAGACAACGATTTTTTGTCTACTGTCAGGACTGCAGTTAGAGGTGCGGCGTTTTGGGGCCGTTCCTATTTTAGTTGGTTTTTGTCATGTCTGCGAGATAGTGACACTGGCAGGAAGTTCTTGGACTTGCTTGATACTGAGGCGATTTATTGCCAGGCTTCACGTCCTTTTGTGAGCGGGAAAAGTCGTATCATTGAGCGCGAACGGGTTTGCTTCAATTGGCGATCAAAAGAGTTCTCCCGTTTGAGTAATATGTATGAGTGTCCTGTCATGTACAAGAAAATTCAGTTTCGTAGTGCAGAAGCGGCTTACCAGTGTGCAAAAGCATTCTTTTGTGATGACTCCGAACCGCTGCGATTTGAGGATATGACAGCGCTCGAGGCCCAACGTTCTGGGAAAAGGATTGTGGTCAATTCAGCGTGGAATAACTCTCGAGTTAAGGTGATGGAAGAGATATTGCAGTCGAAATTTTCAAATCCAGAGATGTTGGACGCTCTTCGTTCAACAGGCGATGCTGTTTTGATTGAGTGGACCCCCAATAAGTTTTGGGGGTCCGGCTTACGCATTGACACGGATCCCCGTGTTCAGAGCGACATCCCAGGCGAAAATTACCTGGGGCGTCTCCTCATGGATGTGAGGAGGAAATTTTGTGTTTAAATTCGTTTGCTAGTTACGTGATTTAAATTTGTGTTAAAGCTATGGCGGAAGGTAACGATATTGGTTCTGGCGTTGCGATGTCCCTTATGGACAATCGCGTTGATTTGAACGTTGCGGCTGGGACGATGGATGTTGTCAAGTCGTCCCAATCGTTGAATGTGGGTGGAGTTCAACCCACAACCCGTTCCACCGTTTCTGACATATTGAAGCATGAAACAACATTATCTTATGTCTCAATTGCTCCCTCTACAACTCGTGGTACGGTTTTGTATCAAACTCCTATAGATCCTTCAGCTTTTAATTCAGCGGGTTCACCTTCTCGCGTTTCTTGGTTATCTCGTTTGTATCGTTTTTGGCGTGGAGATGTGAAGTTTAAATTTGTGTTTACCAAAACTATTTTGCAGCAAACAAAAATTTTGGCGATCTTTGTGCCTGGAGCTGGCCCCAATGATCCAGCTCCAACCCCAGATCGTGCTTTCTTTTATAGTCATAAGGTTTTGATGAACCCCGCCAATGAAACAGATTGGAGTTTGGATGTTCCCTTTGTTTCCGATAAGCCATTTCGCTTAATGGGTGAGCCTACTGGTATGCTTTACGTTCTTCTTTTTCAAAATATGGTTGTTTCCAGTGCGGATGCTTCTGACATTTATTTCAGCATGTTCATTTCTGGTATTTCTCTTGATTTTCATGAGTTTGTGCAACTTCCAGCAATTGCAGCTCAGTCAATGATCATGCCCTCTGATGCTTATATAATTGAAACTTATCTTGGTGCTACAAACACAGCAACGCCTGTTGGGAATAGAACTTTCCTATCAGACAGTGGAGCAACATTGGCGACAACTACAGGAAATGATGCTTTTGTGGCTCCAGCAATGATCCCTAACGGCACACCAATAGGTGCTTCTGTTTTGGTCCCTTCTTCAGTTCTTTATAATGCAAATACAATGCGAACCATTGCTGGAACCCCTTTTGGTCAGTGCTCATCTCAGAGGACTGTGGAATTTGTGCAGACAACGGTTCCTGATGCTGCTGCGGTCGGACTTTGTGCGTTTTTGACTGTGTATGTGTGGTCGGATTTGTCTTATGCTATTGGACCTGCGCAAATTGTGGCCACAACTAAGGTGACCGCACCTCAGATGGCCGCCTATGGAGCTATCTTCCCATCGACATTCACTCGTGATATGGGAGGAACAGAAGAGCTCCAGGGCAAGGTGAGAGCTTTAGAGAATGCTCTCACGGCTCTGTTGAGGCGTGTTGGTGAAATTAATTAAATTGGTTATTGCAATTTTCTATTTTGTTTATTCACTTCATTGTATATTAGCACTATGGCGGACTTTGACTC